ATTGAACATTTCACGATTACTCCTTTTAGGCGGACGACCAGTGGAATATGGTGGGAAAAAGTCTTTGATTTGTTCCCATTGTTCATTTGTAAGTTCATAGCGGCGTGGCGTCATAGAAAATACCTCTCTCTTAATGGTTTGAGGTAATCCTATCATAGAAATAGTTTTTAGACACACCCTAGAACATCTTCAGTGAATCTTCTTTTGTCTTCTTTTATTCTTTTCCACCAGCAAACAAACCTCTCTTTTTCAGTTCATATATACATATGCCTTATTTACTGTTATATAGTATGCTTTGCCTTTACTATTCTTCACTTTATATTGTAGAGAACCCTTGACACTTACTTTTGTATCAATAGTAATCGTAAAAAACATAAAACTCAATTTATCCAATCATTTGCTCACACCCTTTTTCTCTTACATTCATAACATACAAAAGTATCAAATAAATTTATAGTAAAGGAGTATATGTCTATGACTTCAGAGATCATACAGGACCCTTCTTGTTGTTACCCAAAGCGTGAACTCATTAAAATCAATCGCCAATTTAAATTAGCAGCGGAATGTAATGCAGAGGAAAAAACTTTCTTTATCACACATCCTCCTTTTTTCACAACCAATATCAGTACATTTTTAACTGTATCCAATTTAAGCTCATCCTGTAATCTAGTTATTAATATTTTATCAGGTTGCGAAACGGTCACTTTAACTATTTCACCTGGAAGTACAGGTAATTTTTATGTCGGTGTCATTAACGAAATGTCCTATTCATGCGAATCTCTTACTGCAGATTGTACAGAATCCATTTGTAGAGGGCTTGTTCAAGCCGCTTTTCAATATGTAAAGACATATTAATACAGCCTAGTGGATTCCTCCCTTCTTTTTTCCCACTTTGACAATAACTCCAGAAAAAAGCAAAGTAAATATCCACGATGCACACGAGGCCACTTGCGGATTTGTAATAATGCAAGGGGTAGAAAATAATTGATTATACCATTTGCATCATCTACACATGTCCGACTAACATCAAAATAATTCACAAAAAGACATCTCCAAACTAGGAAAGACACAAAAAGAACGTACCGCTTCATATTATAGTGGTGGTACGTTCTTTTTTTCTTATTAGCTGTTTTTTCAGAGTAACAGAAATTATTTAGACAAAAACACAAAATACATGTGGCAAATACACAGGCACATAATCGTTCTTAGCATAATATAAAAAAGAACTTAAACTTCAATATACAAGGAGTGAAGAAGATGGGCATGCCACGTATCCCACAAGAAGATCTGAATGTTACACGTGACCAAGCTATTAATCTTATTTTAGCTTCAATTGGTTTAGAAGAACTTGGATTAGCACATATTATTAATGCAGAAGGTGAGAAAATCCAAGCCGCTGTAGCTGGTTTTACAGCGGCAACTCCAACTATATCACTTGGGGAATTATTTGCAATCAATTCCAGTGTAACATCTACGTTAAAAACAGTTATAAAACAAGAGATGTTATTACAATTGAAGCTAGAAGACACTTTAGCTTTATTATCAGCAACTCCACCCGCTATAGCGGATACACCTGTAGATACAGCTACTAAGAAAAAATATTCAGACAAATAACAATTAAAAAACACCTTAGCCTTCAGGTTTACTTTAAACCACCACCCTAAGGTGTTTTTCCCTTGTCGGAAATCAGAGTCCCCATTGGTCAAGAATGCTATGTTTTTTGTTATTCATTTTAATACAACTATTTTTTTAAATCCCTTCACATATACGTACGCTTGATTTGCTGTTATATAGTGTGTCTTACCTTTGCTATTGTGCACTTTGTATTGTGAAGATCCATTGACAGTTACTTTTGCATCAATCGTAAATCCTTCCCCTTTCCTTACAGTGCCCGCAACATCCCTATCTGCCCAGGAAGGCTTTGAATAGAATCTTAAATTATCTACTTTAGAAACAACACGTTTACCTTCCACAGATGAAGATTCTTCTTTATAGCGAATGTATGAGGAATCCTGATAAGCCCACTCATTTCCTCCAAAATTCAACCAGTTTCCTACTTTACCCCATACTTTATATGATTCACCTTTTTGTAATTTACGAATAACACTGTTTGTTGTGGATGGACCAGAACGAAGGTTTACATTATATCCATCAATATACGCTACTCCCACTTCATTCATAACACCAGATACTTCATTTGGTTGCTGTGGCTTTGGTTTAACCGTAACTGTTTCTCCTTCATACGCCTTCTGTACGTCCGCTCTAAATTGTGATTCTGATACACCATGACTGCGAAGATAGTCAATCGGATCTTCATGATCTGTGCCACCAAACTTATACGTAATGTCTTTATGCGTCCACAATCCAATGGATGGATGGATATTTCTATCTTTTAAAATTTTAGCAAGTAACTTTACATATCTTTCATATGATTTTTTAAATTTAATAGAGTCACTAGTTTCAGAGAGCTCTACATGAACAAATCGTTTATTAGCTACCGGACCTGCTCCCCATGCTTGATACTTAGTAGAAGCAATTTGAATTGTTTCATCCCAATCCGTTGCATAATGTACAAATGCAGAACGCCATGTTCTTGCTTCATAGTTTCGGATATTAATAGCAGGCGCTTCAGGAGTTGCTGTAGAATGTGCTACTACACCTTCATACGCTCCATATCCATTGCGATATTCAACTTTAGGTAACCCTGGAATAATCATTTCTCGATCAGCAAAAACACTACCTGTTGAAGTAAATGCAATGATAGCTGCCGTAGAAATTGAGGCTAATAATTTAATAGATTTTTTCATTTGTCGTCACCATTCCCCATAATTTTTTGTTTAATATCTGATACATCCTTTGCAAGTGAACCAAATGCTTTTGCCTGTTCTTCGATGACTGCCTGGTTTTTTTCGATTACTTTTTGATACTGTTCTTCACGCTGTTCATTCTTTTTTTGCGTAGTAAAAAGCATCCACACAAATAACGCTGCGAATGCTCCTTGTTGAATCATTGAATTGAAAATCTGTTCCTCCACTGTTCTCATCTCCTTTTTAACAAAATAAAAAAGCCTGCCTATGCACGCTTAATCTGTAATATCTAAATTAAAAAATTAATTGCAATATGAATGACATTTCCATTTTGAACACCATTCAAGAAAATTCCACCATCACTTTTAACTGTAACTTCACAAGCAGTTGGTCCATTGCCATATGCAAGTGCTGGAAAAGCAATACTTTGTACAGGGCGAAATCCAGCCGGAAGGGTTGCAAATACTGCTGTATTTGTTAGATATTTAACTGATCCAATGACAGATATTTGTTCCCCACTTCTCTTGTACTTCAAAATTCTATCAGGAACATTCTCTACCCCAGTTGTAGGAAGGTTAATCCAACCTGTATCATTATCAGCGGTTGCTATCTTTTTACCTTTCAAGGTTGCTGATCCATCAGGACGAACTATTAAACCACTTTGAGAATCCCAGGGAGTAGCACCGAATCCCATGTACAGATATTCTTCACCGTTTTTAGCCCCTTTGAAACGTCCAATTCCACCACGATTAACGATTACGTCTGTGTCTTTATCCATGTAGTGTAACCCACGAGCAGAAGCACCTGTGGCCTCGTCAGGCTGAGCCATCATAAGCTGAGCATTCTGAGTGAATCGTGTCAGCCCTGTGAATGAGTCGTTACTCTTCTTCATGAGGTTGGTATCTATACTTACGTTTAACTTCTTATTAGTGTTGTCGTAGTGGAGAACATTCAAGTTGTTATTCTGGCGGTCTTCAATCCAAAACGCGCCGTTTGATCCAAACGCTAATGAGATTAAATCTTTTGTGCTATCCTTAGACGTAATACGCTTTAAAGTTAAACCTACATTAAGATTCAGGTCACCTATCATGGTGTCTCCGCTTTTCTTAACAACATCCATAGCATTCAATTTCATCTGCAACTCATCTAACGTTTTCTTAATAATCTCAAACTCAGAAATATAGTTTTCGATTTTAATATTTCCTTCTTTCACATCACGTCTTAATGCAATCCGAATGTCTGGTGTACTCATTCGTTCTGTACTTTTTTCCATAACAAAATAAGCTGTCCAATCATCCGATGTAGAAACAGCTTGAGATGTAAACGTGTATGAAAACACACCATTCTTTGCATCAACTATTTGAGCATCATCTCGAATGAATACTCCCGTGTGATTTGTCGCTTCATATTTAACCACATATCCTGTTAAATCCACCTGCTCCCCTTTTTCTCTTACGTACACCGTAAGCTTCAATCCATTCTTGTCATTCTGCCGAGAACGAATTGTTCTTGTAAACACAGGATCTGCTAAATCTATCATAATTTCCTCATTTCGCATAATTGCACCTCTTTCTAGCTACTCCTTTTCACGTGTCTAGGAGGTCTTCTCTGACGTTTTACTCTGTTCCTATGCTTTACATTCCCTTTAGGCTTTAATGACTCTAATTCTTCCAATCTAGCATCCGTTTTTGTCACATGCTCTTGAAATGCGCTTGTCAATTGTGAAAGCATCCCGTATATGCCTACACCATTTTCTTCTGCCTCTTTTGGAATAACTAAACCGTAATGTGTAGGAATTGCATCTGTAGTAATTATTGGCTCTCCTTCTTTACGATTCATACGCATCTCATACAGTTTTGGAATATCATTTTTCAAATTGTACTGTTTAATTTCCCATTCCATTACTTTTTCAAGTGCACTGAATGCAATAGGCCGGATATTGGTTTTATATGTTTCTTTTGAGGAAACTTTGAAATCTGAAGCGATTATCCCATGATAATACGATCCAAGAGCTGTCTTTATTTGAATATAACCATTTTCGTAACTCGAATTTCGTATCATCGCATTTGGAAGTACGATATCTGTATCTCCTCCAGATGACACTCCAATACTCGCAATCCAATTGTCATTACGATAAAAGCGAAACTGATCTTTGACTTTAAACCTCATATCACTTTGAGCATTTAGGACAATCGTTTTGTCAGCATCAAGCATTGCATTCCCTGTTTGCGAAAAGTATAAAGAAGCTGCATTCAAGTATCCATTGCCCTCGAGTCCTTTTGTAATTCCGATTCCACCAGACTTAACGCTCGTATCTGAGAATTGGTACACCATAATAGCACCATTTGCCCCTGTGGAATCTGAATCTCCGCCTAAAATAAGAGTTGGTTGTATTTCATTTCTACTATTTTTGTAATACCCTACAAACACCCTTGTTTTAGATGACTCATACAAGCGTATGAATTGCTTTGAAATATTTACATAGTTGACACTATCTGAAGTTCGTAATGTTGCACCTGTTATTTCTCCACCTTGCACAAGATTTCCACTCAACGTACCTGCAGTAATAAAATCAGCAACAATTCTGCCGTCACTTGTAATGGCAGTTCCATATGGGCCATTCACACCTGTGGAAGAATACCCTAATCCATTCAAGTTCCATTGCCAAACCTTTTTAGCACTCTTTTCATCTTTCGTATCCATAATTAAAATACGATCTGGATAAATACGTACATGTCCTCCGAATCCTGAATTAATAAGGCTTGTAGCATTTGCTTTTGCTGCATCCAAAATAGAGCCTGGCATATTGGATAACTCTTCTTGTACCAGGTCAACCCTACCGGAAACGTCCGTAAAGGATTCTTTGAAGTTACCAATGGTTATATCCAGATACTCTTTTTTTATTGGATCATATTTATAAGCAATTACCTTCGCCTTTATATCAATACCATCTTCTTGATGCTCAACCGTAACCGTATCTGCCATATAAACACTTTGTAAATGCTTATAATCCTTATACTCTTCCGTTTGTGATAACTCCTGAAACTTAACGTTATAATTTGCTTTAGGCTGATCAACCTTTTGAATAGCAAACATATCCTTAGCCGCCTGGCGTAATAACCTATATGCCTCTTCTAACTGAACTGCATCTTCATCGTCAGCATTTTCACCAATAGCTGCTTTAATATGTTTAAATTCAACCACTTTGATTTTAGGATGAGGATACTTATTTATAAGTGGGCTATCCACATACTTTTCAGGAAGAAATAACCCATCAAAACCTTGTGGCATGATTCTAGTTATGGGACTTTTCCAATCCACATTACCTTCATATCCTAATAAATCTTTCTTATGGCGAATCACTACTCCACGATCCATACCGCGATTTAGTAGCATCTTCACATCAAAATTATCTCGTTTTAATTCGCCGCCCCAACGATTAACAAATGAATTATCTTGACTAGAATCCAATAATGCTTCCACAGGATTTTTACGGACAATACGTGCACTGGCTATCTTTGGCACATCTGAATAAAACTCAAAAGGATGCTTGTATTGGCATCCTGCTGACATACGATTCATAGCTCCATTACCATTTGTTGTTTCGGCAAAAATGTCTTCAATTAGATTTTCTGTTAAGTCATAAAAAATGTGATAACATTGCGCTGTAATCTCACCCATACTGACCTTAGGAGCTGCCACTCGAAATAGTTGTTCACCATCAGGAGTTGGAACTTTAATGATACTCATTCCCTCTATTTCCAGACCACGCGGCGCAAACAATGGATAACTAAATGAAAATAAAAATAAACCATTGAGTTCTTCCTCAACAGTTGCGTTATAAATATTTTTATCTAACGCCCCTATGCCATTGTGTGTAAAATCAGTCTCATTTGGTTTATATAAAGTAATCATTTATATCTCCACCTAGGTCGAATTTCCATGAATTGAATTGCTCCTGACCACTCTATTGTATTTTCTCCTACGTTAAATATAGGGAACTGCCCAACCATTTTATTATTCATTGATATGGTATCGGTATATGCTTCAAGTATTTCTGAGTCTATGACAACAGAACCATTCACATCTTTTATTTGAAAAGAGACGTCATTGATTATTATACGGAAAGTACCATTTCCCACAATCCAAAACTTAGGATCAGATTCAATTGTACCTGGATTATAAATTACACCAGGTTTGGTGAGCTTTAGATTTACATCCTCTGTATATTCAAAGGGATCTAGCTTAAAATCCACTTCAAATTCACCGTGTTCTTCAATTTCATTTACAATATCACCTACTACAACATGTTTAATTTTTCGATACACATCATCATCAGTAAAATATAATGTCTTTCCATTCATCAACCACGACTTCATACGTCGCACTAACGGCTTAATATTCTCTTCTTCAAGCATATTGAACTTTATTTTTAAAGGAACGTCTTTAAACGCCCCTTTTTTTGTAAGTGAACCGTGTCTACCAGACACTTCAATATGTTCTACTTCTTGTTCTGCTGTAGGAATAACAGGGCGTTCTACCATACATATTCCATAGTCACTTGCCAACTGATTATCGATACCTATGTCTAGCAATTTAAGTCCTCCCTATTCCTATTTTTGAATTACGCCCTTTTTGAGCAAGCGCATCATCTATTTTTCCGACCATGCGGTCGATATCACGATCATCCCTCACTGAAGGATTATAAATATTAATTACAGTTGGTTCAGTAGACATCGTTGCTGCAATCCCTTCACCAATCTCACCTAATGTCTTTTTATTCAACGGTAAAACTGCTTCTCGCCCCGCTTCTCCTGCACCTTGCAACTGACCATTACTCATACCGAAAATGGTAGGTCTAGTAAAGATACCGCCTTTTGCACGCCATTGCACATCGATACCAGATGGGAAAGTAATGTCTTTACCCAAAATATTTTTCGTACTAGTCTGCAGACTGAAGTGTGGCATTTTAGGCATTTCCGGTTTCGGAATCTTTAATTTCAAATCACTGAAAAACCCTTTGATTTTATCAATGAATCCCTTTACTTTATCTACCGCATCTTTTATCGGATCAACGATAAATCTCTTTGCTGCATCAAACTTTTCTTGAGCTGCATTTTTTACTGAATCAAATTTTTCCCGTGCTGTGTTGTACATATCATTGAATTTCTCTTTTGCAGAATTATAAGCTGAAATAACAGGATCAATGATATATTTATAAACTAAATTCCATGCCGTAAGTGTGTAAGATTGGATTTTTGCCCAATTACCTAGTATCCAATTCGCTAAATCATTCAACTTTTCTTTCGTTGCATTCCACAATTCCTGAACAGGCTGAATGACATATTGTTTTACTAGATTCCACGCTGCAGAAGTATACGATTTAACTGTTTCCCATTGTGAATTTAACCAAGAAACAAGCGCACCGATCTGTTCTTTAACCCAATTCCATGCTTCTTGAACAGGTTGAGTAATATATTGTTTAAATAAGCCCCAAGCAACTTGTGCGGCAGCCTTAGCAATTTCCCACTGCGTACTAAGCCATGTGACCAATTCACCAATTTGTGTACTTACCCAATCATATGCTTCCTGAATCGGCTGTATAATATATTGAGATATAGCCGCCCAAGCAATTTGCGCTCCAGCTTGTATTAATAACCATCCAGCCTCAAGAACCGTAGAAATCAAAGAAATAATTGGATCTAAAACCGTAACAATAGTATTCCAAGTTTCTTGCCAAGATTGTACGAGTGTTCCCCATAATTCAGAAGCTGTTTCAACAATACCCGTCCACAATCCGCTGAAAAATTCACCTAAAGGCGACAATATACTATCTGCTAATTCAATGAATGAAGACCACGATTCTGAAAAATAGTCAGTAATACCTGTCCAAATTTCCGATGCCGTATCAGAAATTCCCGTCCATAGATCCGCAAAAAATTGACCAATAGGTTCAAAGAACTCATTGACCATATTTAAAAAATCTGACCAGGCTCCAGAAAAGTAATCAACTGTGGATGACCAAGCATCTTCACAAGTTTGAACTATGCTATCCCACAATTCACCAAACCAACCTTTAAATTCAGACCACTTTTCAGAAAGCCAATCAGTTATTTCTCCCCAGTTTTTCACGGCCCAAATAACACCTGCAATTACAGCTGAAAGACCAATAATCCCCAATATAACAGGTCCTAACGCTAGGTTTAAAGCACCAACCGCAAGAGATAATACACCGATCGCAGCTCCGATAGCTGTAATAGTAATTGTTAAGCCTGCTCCAATGGCAACAAAGTTCCGTATCGGCTCTGGTAACTTAGAAAACCATTCAGCAAAATCTGATATTCCTTTTGCAGCTTTCGGAAGAATATCAGCAGCTAAATCAGCAAGTTGTTTTCCTAAAGGTTCAAGTGCTGTTTGAGTTTCCCTTAAAGTACTTTGAAACTTTTGTCCAAGTGATTCTTCTTGAAGCTTTTTCATTTCATCCATACGACCGTTTACATCGCCTATTGCATTTTTAACATCACCCATGCTCAAAATCGCTTCTTTCCCTTGTCCTTCCCACAAAGTGCGCATTAAGGTTTGTCCAATTGTATTCCGCTTAACTTGATCGTCCATACCTTGCAAGTCTGTTATTACTGATTTAAAGACATCCGAAGCTGATGCTTTACCATTTTTGAAATCCTTAAATAATCCTTGAGATTTTTCACTAAGTTCACCAAAGGCTTCACCAATATCTTTACCGCCGTATAATAACTGATTATTGAACTCAAGCATCCCGTCATTTAATCGGTCCAAGTTGTAGGATCCATTTTGAGTCCCAGCAATGAGCATACCAAACATATCTTGAGCACTAAACTGCATCTCTTTAAAGGTAGGCGAATATTCAGCTAAGTTATCAAACATTTCATCCGAGTAATTTAAACCTTCTTGCATCCCATATGCAAGTAAATCAAATGTTTCTTTTGAGCCTAGGCCAAATTGAGTCATTACTTGACCTGCACCACGCGTTGCTTCTCGCACATCAACATCAAACAAACTTGCAATTGTTAAAATATCCTCAGACACCGTTTGTAGCTCTCCATGTGGAACATCTCTCATATTTTGATAAACTTGAATTAAAGCTTGATCTACCTCTTCAAGATTTTCACCAAAGCCTTTTTTCCAAGTCTCTACAGCAATTTTTTGAAGGTTCTCAGCGCCTTTTGCTGATAAACCTAATGATGCTTGAATTTTCCTTTGTGATTTATCAAAATCTATCGCTATACCTACAGTCGCTTTACCAAGTTCAATCAGTTTTTCTGACATCCCCTGTAGCATCTGAGCGGCTTCCATCATGTTATGCAAATCTAATTTCTTACCTAGTTGTTCCATACCAGCTGCAGCTTGATCTCCACTCTGGCCAACACTATGCAACGAGTTTTCAAATTGCTTTAATGTAGTTTTTGCTTGATTTAGTTTCGTTTCAAGCTGCTGTACTTCTTTAGAATTTTCACCATATACTTTTTTAGTTGCACTCAATTGACGTTCGAGATTATCAACAACTCTTCCAGTCATTTCTGTTTGTTGACTTAACTGTCTTTGGGCTAGACCTAACTTATCAGCTTCACTAGCGTTTGCTCCTAATTCAGCATTTTGTAGTTTAAAAGCACTAGTCAATCGCTTTTGTTCAGCCTCTAAATTCTTTTCACTTTGCTGTAAAGAATCTAAATCACCTTTTACTTTTCTGGACTCCGTTGCCTGTTGTGAAAGACCTTCATTCGTAGTTTTTAACGAATTCTCGAATTGTTTTAACGTTGTTTTAGCTTGGTTCAAACTCGTTTCAAGTTGTTTCACTTCTGTAGAATTCTCACCATATGCACTTTTTGCTGCACTTAATTGTTGTTCTAAATTTTGTACAACCTTCTCCGTTATATCCATTTGCTGACGTAACTGTTTCTGCGCTAATTCCAATTTATCTGACTCACTAGCATTTCGCCCCAACTCAGCTGTCTGAAGCTTAAAAGCACTCGCTAATTGTTTTTGTTCTACTTCAAGTTTTTTTGCGTTCTCTTGTAAATCAACTAACTTCCCTCGAGCTTCCCTGGCTTCAATTGCTTGCTCAGAAAGACCTTCATTCACTCTTTTCATTGCATTATCAAGAGAAGTTTCAGCACGTTCTGCATCAAGCAACTTCCCGTACATCTTATTGAGTTGTTCGGCGGTTGTACTTGTGTCCTTAGACATAGCTTGATATTCAGCACGTAACATAGCTGTACGTTTCTTGGCTGCTTCCATTTGAATTTCAAGCTTCTTCTTTTCAGCAAGAAGTTTATCAGTCATCGTCGCATCTTGGCCCATTGCTGCAATATGATTTTTATATTCTTTCGCTGCATTATTCATAACCATATTGATTTGTTTCAATGTATTTGCATACTGAACTTGGCCATCCATTTTAAAATTAAGAACAACGTTTCTTTCTTTACTATTCCCAGGCATTTTCTCACCTCATTTCTTATAGGAATGGTGTTTGATCTAGCGTGTAGATTTGTTTCGTTTTCTGCTCATGTAACGCATCCGGATTGTTGTATCTCAGATGCATAATGAATTGTTTTAAAAAATGTGCAGGTGTTATTTTCCAGAAGTCATTCATACTTAAACCAAGCAACGTATTACCAACATAAAAATAAAAATCCCAGTCCAATTCGGACTGAGATTCCTCGTTTTTAGTCAGTATGTTTTTTACTTTTTTTCTTGCTTCAGCTTCTCCATATCAGAAGTTTGGAAAGTTTGGCCACTGAAAATTTCGTATACAATGATGAAGATATCAGGTAAATCATTCATAGGAATGGCACCTTTCAATTCAGCTAATGTACATTCTGTACCGCCGCTACGTACCATCGCATAAATTAATGCACGCATCAATTTCGCTTCATTTTCTCCCAGGCTAAATTGACCTTTTCCTAACATATCATTCATTTCTTTTTCAAATTCATGATAGGGTGTTCCATACGCCTCTTCCACATAAGGAAAGGATTCAAAAGTAAAAATCACAGGGATTGAGACACCCTGTATCTTAATGCTATTTCTAGTTATATTTACATTTACTAAATCACTTAAACGTGCCATAATTACCCTCCTTATTTACCTGTTTGAGTCGTTCCACCTAGCTGCGCTAGTTGAGATTCATCACAAATTACTTGTTTTAGGAAATCTTCAGCTTTAATTCCTTTTGCTTCTGGATCGCCAGTATCCAATTCTGCTTGTGTTACATCATTAAATAACAATGGATCTGCTGTAATTGTGTAAGCAATGTCATCCACAGTCATTTCGTCACCTTGTGTTTTCCAAGATTCTTCTACTGGAGCAACCGTACATTTTGGATACCAACGTAATATTTTTGTTCCATCATTTAAAGGAAATACAACACCTACTGCGAACTTGGGATACGCCTTTGCCTTCGCTGTTTCAAAAGACACACCTTTTTTACGTGTTTTGGCAAAGATTTTATCTTTTACTTCACGATTTAGACCAGCAAGATTAAAAGCTAATCCAAACGCTGTATTTTTGACAATGTTAATAATTTTTTTGTTAGATGCCCACTTTGTAAAATTAGTAGAAGTAGTGGAAATCGTTAAATCAGAAATATTCGTTTGTCTATAAACGATATCCTCATAAGTTGGTAGTGCACTAGAAGTTTCATTTCCCTTCATCAAGCACAGATATAAATCTTCGATCCCTACCGAATATTGAATTTCTTTATTTTCAACTGTCATGTATATCATCCTCACATTCTATCAATTATTTTTTGTGCCATAATATCAGCAATTTTGTCACCTTCTGCATCAAAGGTATTCTGAGAAAAATGTAGACCTTTCACTCGACCTTTTCCATTCGCTTTTTTATGGCCGTGTTCAGCTAGATACCAATACCATGCTGCATCTTCAAATTCCACAGATACATGATCATTCTTTACAACGACTTTCAAGCTATTTTTTAAATGTACTCGCTTGTTCTTATCCGACATTTTAATACGCTTTTTTAATTCTGCTGCAAAATACTTGGCTGCTTCATCTAATACATCCAAACTTACTTTTTTATTCACCCGTAATAGCGTATTAATATCTTCTAAAGCTTCAGCGAAGCCGTTGTTATTTGAAGTCATTACTGGATACACCTCACATACGTTATAAACTGCGTGATAGTGTCGTCGTTCTCGTCATAACCCATTCCATCAAATTGAGAATAAGACACGCCTGCTTCGTTAAAAACAACCTTTAACGGCTCATAATCTTTTTCAGTTCCATTTGTGATAACTGCAATTTGATAAAGTGGCATATCCTTTATAACCTTATTAGAAGCTCTTTTCTGTTGCTCATTCACAAATTCATACACAATATAAGGGTAATCTACCCCTGTAGGAGCACTATCACGAGAAACTGGAATTCCAGATTTCTTCATAAGGCTTCGCAACTGTTCAAAATTAATTTGCATACGATAGTGACACCTCCATCAATCGGTCTTCTTCACGTACATAAATACGCTCAATATCATAGATACGGCCGCCAACTTTTATACGATATTCCTTTTGATTGTTTTCAATCTCCCGATCAATACGAACTTCAATTTTCTTTACAATTTCATTCGTATCTTTCGTTGTAAATTTATCAGTGGCCGTAACTCCAATGTTGTTATATCGAATTTTACGTTCTAACGGATATCCCATCACAACACGGTCATTTTCCGAATCAATGGTTTCTCCTAATTTAAGTAGCTCACCCATCCATTTGAGTTTATTCGTCTTTCTCTTCATCGGCATAAACCTCCTGGACAAACATCGGCGTTAAAGCATCAAGAGCTTGTTCTAATTCTTTTTCAGCAACCCTGTAATCATAGAAAATGCCGGCTACCATAATAATTAAATACTCGGTCTGTTTGCCTGTCGCATTCTTTACATAAGTCCTTGCTTGAGTGATATAAAAAGAGAGCATGGTTTCATCCATACCCTCTTCCCAATGAATATGAGATTTTAATTTCTCAATTAAATCATTCATAACCTATTTACCTTCAGTTGTAGCTTGCACTTCAAAACGATACACAGCTGGCTCAAATGGAGAATAAACTAATTGACCATCTAATAAGTTGTAAATTTGGAATCCAACTTTGTTTGTACCAGCAAATTTTTCAATCAATTTTTGTAATTCCATAGCGCCAATTACATCTTGAATACGGAACGCTGAAATATCACCAAAATATAAAACTGGAACGTCTGGTTTTCCTTTTACGTCTGCCGCATCAGTAAAGTCCACAGGATAGCCAATAAGCGTATTTCCAATACCACCTTCTACTTGTGTCATTGGACGTAGTAATGGGAATCCATCAGTTGTTTTCATTTTTTCAATTGCTGTTAATGCTGCACGGTTAATAATCCAACGTCCTTTTTTCATTACTTCTGTAACAGGTGTATTTTTCATTTCAACTAATGCATCATACATTAATTGCCCTGCATCTTTTGCTTTTAAATCAACTGGATTAGAAGGCTTAAACGCTACCGCTTTTTTTGCTAACGCACCTGGGTTTTCATTACCTACATCATCGCCATTGAACATGTAGTTAATTTCTTTACGAACATAAGCCTTTTTCAGCTCGTCCACAACGATTTGCTCAATTGGAGCACCTGTCATTTTTAATAACTTTTTAGTAACAGTAGCAAGTGCATCAAACTCAGCTGGATCAAGTAACACTTCATCAAATTCAATATCTGTTGCTACGATTTCATCACTATCTTTACGTTCCTTCTTACGTACATTTGCATCTGCTTTCTTAACAAGAACAGGATATTTCATATCACCTGCTGTTTTATGAACTGAACCATATTTACGTAGTAAGTTCTCTTCTTGAGCATAAGTAATGATTTCGCTCGCAATAACTTCTGGCACAGTTACTGAACCATTACCAGCTTCAATACCAAGAGAACGCGCTTCAGCTTCTGTAATTTTCCCAACTACAAAGTTAGCAAATGCCGAACGAATTTCTTTCTCTTTCTTTTTAGTAGATTTATGGCCTCGAGTAGAAAGACCTGTTGCAATAGCTGCCATTGCTGCACTTCTTTGTTCAGGCGTTAATCCATTTCTATTTTCTCCACCTTCAGTATTGCTAGCACGCCCTTCTCCGCCTTCTCCAGAACCTTCAGTACCAGATCCCTCATCACCTTCTTCATTATCTTCGTTTCCTTCTTCACCTCCACCATCATCTTCAAGATTTGCTAAAGCATCCGCAACTTCTTGCAATTGCTTGTTAATTTCATCGATTTCTTCTTGAATTGCTGGTAAGTCTTCAGCACGTAATTCAGGATTCTCAACCTGTGTACGTAATTCCACTAATCTTTCATTGCTTCGTTTTTGTAATGCTAATAATAATTGTTTGTTCATTTTACTTTTCCCCCAAGATTTGATTTATTTGTTTAATCATTTTCATTCGTTGTTCTATTTCTTTACCAATCTCTTTACTGCGAACTAAAGATACTTCCGTATCGTCATAAGCTGGTATTGAAACAACCGATATTTCATAAAGTTCTACTTCTTTAATGGTCCTTAATGCTGGTTCAACACTGTAATCCCAATTCTCTTCTGTTATCCAAAATCCAAATGAGCATTGGTTAATATCTCCCCTGGACATACTTTCAGCTAAATCTCGACCAACAGATGTATTTGGTAATTCAATTTCGAATTTAAGTCCTTTTTCATCCTCTTCTAGTCTCAATGTACCGCTTTTTGTTCTCCCTAGGACATTATCCCAATTGTGATTGAATAACGCTCTAATATCACCATTCTCAGAAAGAGAACGAGCAAATGCACCAGGTTCAATAACTTCATCAAACCAGCCACCAATAGTTGTCTTTGAATTAAATACGGCTGCATAACCCGTTATCTTGGAAGGTTGTTCTTCCGTAGCATCCCTGGTACTTAATTTGGTGATGTCAAATGTCCGTGTTTCCTTTGTCTTTGCCATTTCCATCACCTCCCTTCAGTGAATCATCTGTAGCTTGTTTCTCACCAATTTTTGATAAGTCGTTTGAAATATAAATTGCTTTTGACTCAGGTGTATTTTGCATAGGGAATCCAAGCATATCCGCAACATTATCTGGCGATGTAATTCCTGTCCGAACAATGTTGTAAGCAATGTTTGTTTTCATGCTATAAGTAACAAAATCAAGGATATTTATCTTGAATTTAATACGTTTATCCGAATTTTTCCCGAAAAAAAGAAGACTCAAATGGTCTTCAAAGTTTTTCATTATCGGTCTAACTGCCTTGTTATGCAAATACATCATTGCTTGCTCAAGGTCTTCCTTAATCAAGGCCGTATATGTGTCCACATTTACGCCTAAAAACTTACCTAAATCCTTTTTGTATACGTTTAGATAGGCCAGGGTCTTTTCATCGTCTAACGGGCTTTTAAGCGTCTCTATTGAATATCCTTTTCCGAGTGGAATCATTTTAACTGACCTTGCATCATCGATGGATTCCAATTGATCTAAAATCTTTTTAATTAATTTGGACTGCGCTCCATTTTGTGGATTAATATGAGCATCTAGCTTAAGTAAGAATGCTAATAAACCACCTTTTTTATACTTATCAGTTAAAGTTTTCTCAGCTGACATAACACCTTCAAGTGTATCCTTACCTAAATCAAGAATGCCTGTACCTTTTAGATGATCGGCACCAATATTCTTCACATGTCGAATCATAAATGATGAAATTTCTTCTCCATTCACTTTGAAATGTTCTATCAATCTATCATCCAATTCTGTATAAACATTAGATGCTAAATGTAATTGGTCACCATCCAACACTGGAAAGACTTCACCTTGAAGTAAATAGGTATTAGTCATTAACTTAATGAATTCAGACTGTGTAAGATAATTGTTTGGATTCTTTAAAACCTTAAGAGCTGAATCATTTTTAATTTCCTTACCGTCTTTTTCTTCCACAACAATCTCAGCCAACATCATTTGATTACTTATATCTTGTAGTAATTCATAAACATCACTAGATTCCAAGATATTATCATCGCCTGCATATCTACCACCATAGCGAACAACATTATTGAAAATGTCTTCGAATAAACCACGCTTTTCAGCTTGTTTAAGTAAAAAACTTGAAAATCTATCCTTTAAACCCAATTCCTCACCGCCTTTCTATCGATAAATATCATCTAAATATTCATCATAATTTTCATCTGGAACAGCATCTTCCATCATATTCAACGTTTCTTTATGACCAATTAACATGGCCACAAACCCATCGATATGCTCCGGTGATTTTCGTTTAGATGGTGTTTTTAAATTATTAATATTAGGGTGTGTCTAAAAACTATTTCTATGATAGGATTACCTCAAACCATTAAGAGAGAGGTATTTTCTATGACGCCACGCCGCTATGAACTTACAA